TATTGACATTACTCTCTGTGCCGAGTGTCAATTCCATTACAGTTATTTATTGGATCTCAATTATCGAGTCCAGTCTGAATGATCTCCAGCCCTCAGCCTCTACGTCCCACGCAGCTACTACTGAATCGTTCTCTCTACGCTCTTTGACTATGGTGTTTGTCTCTGCCACGGTCTTCGTGGTCTGAGGTATCATCGACTGCATCAGCGTGCACTTCATTACTCGCTCAGAGCCGTCTGCCTTCTTGAACTTAACCGTCACGATCCTCTCGGAAAGCATATCGGTGATCTCAGCCTTAGATGTCATGCGCGTATCCTCCAGAAGTCTCTTCAACGTATTCTAACAACTCACCATACCCACCGACTTTCATGCCGTGTGCCACTACGAGCGGTACCGTCTTCTGGTCTGGAAACTGCTCTAGAAACTCGTCCTTGGTAATGTCGATACCTAGCTGGATGTAGTTGTATGGGATCTTCCTGTCGTCTAGAAGCTGCTGAGCCTTTGTGCAGTACTCGCAGCCAGACCTACCGTATACGTCAATCATTTACTGCCGTCCTGTTCTTGCGATCATCTTGACGCTTCCATGGACCAAACGCACCAGGGTGGTTGCCTTCTACCTTGATAAAGCGCTTGTTAGTCTCATTCTTGTTTGGGTTTGGAATGGTTGCTACGGTGCGCTTTCCTTTAGACCAGAACTTTAGCTGGTCCATGATCTTGTCGACTGCCGTACGGTCTTTACGCATAGACTTGAGAGTCTCTTTGCTGACACTCGGGTACTTACCCTTAGATACGTACTTAGCGCGCTTTGATTTACCTGCCATGATCTAGTCCTCTGTTACATTATTAATGTTTGTCTGCCAGACGCCTACGCACTGTATACACTTCATGTATATGGTGCTCTTGTCTGGGTGAACGGGGTTGTTTACGTAGTCTATTAAGACTAGACCTCTATCGCCGTTCTTACACCTTGGACACTCCCCGACGATAACTGGAACGCTACCGTCGAGGTATACCCTTATATCGCCTTCACTCATTTTTTCTTTCGATTAACGATCTTGGTGGCGAGCTTCTTTGTAGCTTCTTTCTTATCCTTAACAGCCTTCACTGCATTGGTCTCGACAGTATTGACCATGTCAGCAGTATCTTGATACGCCTTGCGAGCGCGCTTCTTTACTGCCGTTACGTCTTTATCGATCTCAGCCTCGATCTTCTGACCGAGAGCCTCGATGTTCTCTAGAGACTGCTTGATAGCAGCATCTACTACAGACGCCGCTTTCTTCTCTGCTTCTTTCAAATCGGCGATCTCCTTAGCAGATGCGATGCCGATCCAGTCTTTAATTGCTTTCCACAATGACATTGTTTAACTCCTGTGTGTATGCATACTTAGCTATATAATATGCGTCGATTACGTCAGACGATGGATTCCACTTCTTCTCAGTCATATCCAGCATCTTCTTTACGTCTACTCCAGTCTCTTCTATGAAGCACTCCTGAAGTCTTTCTTTGTTCGCGTTTCCCTTGCCGGTAGCGAACTTCTTGATTACCGTGGGGGCGACTACGTGGTACTCGTTGCCCTTCATGAAGAGGTAGTGCTTCAGCAGGCCTGCATTCTCGGCAATGTTGAAGACCATGCCCGTAGAACCCATGGAGTACCCTTCCATGTAGACAACATCGCCTTCCTGCACCTTTAATAGCGCCCAGTTGGCGATGTTGTAGTACCTCTGCTCGTTCGACGTATAGTCTAAGTGGAGGTCACCGTACATATTAGATATATCTATATCATACTTCTTATTATTTGTCAAATAATAAAATTTGCACAGATCATACCTAAACTCTTCACCATCAAAGACACACACGCACGGTGAACTCAGACTATAGTCGACTCCAACGATCCTCATTCGGAGTCTGTAGAATCCCAGTCAGCAGAAGAGTCTTCGTCGTCATCGTCGTAGTCTTCATCTTCTTCGAACTCTTCTTCTTCCTCGTCCGAGTGCATGTCTTCTACGAGCGCGTCGAGAACTGGGTCTACACCCTCTTCGATCTCGTCGATGTCCCACTGGTCCATGTCTTCTAGAATGCGAGTGTAGATCTCAGTCCTTACAGAATCGTCCTTGACGAGCTCTGCGAGTACTTCTGCGATGTGATTGATATCCATGATCGTCTCCTATGGTGGATGGAGGGGGACTCCATCCCCCTCCACTATATATCTACTGTTAGAGGTCGACGATCTCACACCCGTCTGCAGCGCAGGCGAGGGTCTGGGATCCCTTAGTATTGTCTTCCTGCTCGTACTCGGCTAGCTTAGACCAGTCGATCTCCTTAGGCATTAGAGACGCGAGCATATCGTATTCAGTCTTGCCACAGTCTTGGTACGGTGCCTGACGGTACACGTGGTCGAAGTGCGGAAGGAACGAGATTCCAGAGATCTCATCAAAGCTGTTATAGACAAAAGCGCCGACGTCCATCCACTCGTTCTCCTTGACCGAGATGGTAACCGATGGCTTGTGCTCACACCAGTTCTGCTGGTAGATCATCCACATCTTTAGCTGCTCGATCGCAGACATCTCGTTTCTTGTAATTGCACCGTCCGGTGACTTTACTGGGAAAGAGAATACAGTAGTGGCGTCCGGCTTCATGACGTCAGGCTCGTTAGGGAATCCCATATCCTTCATGAGCTTAGTCAGTGGGTCCTTGTTGTCGCCGCGTACCGTGCGGATGTAGTACGGGTTGTGTCGAGCATGGATGCCGGAAGCAGTGTCTGTAAGCTGAGACACGGTGCCAGACGGCTTGACGCAGGTCACTGCAGCCGACTGCGGAATGCCGATCTTCTCAGCATATTCTTTGTTGGCAGAGACTGCTACTTCGCGCAGTGTGTTGAGCGCCTCGACGAGCTTGTCCTCGCCGTCTTTTCCATTTGTTAAGGTGTTGTCCATAATGCCAGTCATAGACACGCCAAGTAGTCTCTCTTCTTCAGTGTTTACCGTCCATGACTTGCGAAGGTATGGGAAGCGAGTCAGCGTTGACTGGAGAGTTCCAAGGCGAGCTGCTAGTCTTACTTTACGAGTTAAGTCACCCAGACTGTCTGTACCGCGCACGACTACCTCAGTAAGGTTGCAGAACTGGTTAGGGCGAAGGATTATCTCAGAGCATGGGTTCGTGCCGAACTCAAAGTCTGGATTACGACGACCGTACTTCTTTGCCTGCTTCTGAGAAGCAACGCGAGAGAAGATACCGCGCTCACCTGACTTAGAGTCGTAGAGTGACAGCCACTCTCTCATGAACGTGCCCATCTCTGGCTTCTCGGTGTATGCTGCCGAGTTGTTCGAGAGCGCGCGCTGTGGGTTGGTCTCCCACCATGAGCCGTTCTTCGCACCGCGCATGCGCTCGTCAGTGAGATTAGATAGCGAGATCATAGCTGAACGACGAACGCCGCCTACTACGACTACCTCTCCGATCTTGCACATGATGTCGTGACACTCGAGTGAGTTGAGCTTGCGACCTGCCGCAGACTTGAACATCTTGACCGTGAACTTGAATAGGTCGTCTAGTGGACCCGGACCAGAAGAGCGTCCACCGAAGGTCTTGAGGCGAGCACCAGCTGGACGCAGAAGCGAGAAGTCCCACTTTGGAATCTCACCCGAGTAGAGGAGCGCGATGAGCTGGCGGAATCCCTTTGCCCAGCCTTCCTTTGAGTCCTTGACTGTGATAGTCATCTCGTTGTCGAAAAGCTTCTCTGGTACTTCTGGAAGCTTGTTGACGTACTGACGCTCTACCGAGAAGCCGACGCCGGTTCCGTTCATGAGGATGAGCAGCGTCTCGTCAAATGCCTTTGCATCGTCTACTACCACGTACGAGCAGTTGTACGCGCAGGTATTGTCGCGCTCGAGTGCAGGACCTGCAGTCATGAGTGCACGCATGGAAGGCATGACTTCTAGTGCTAGTACTGCGTCTTCAAGTTCCTTACGCTCGTCATTGGTAAGTGTATAGTCGTTGTTCTTCTGAAGAGAATTCTGCATGAAGTCAAAGTACCTGGCAACAGTCTCGTTCCAGTTCTCGCGGCGGCCCTCTTTATCTAGGAACTTAGCGTAGCGGCTCTTGTAGATGAATTCTTGGTATAGTGTTGGTAGGAAGTTGCTCATTTCTCTTCTTCTTTCTTCTTTAAGATTATTGTCTTGCCCTGTACAATCCACTCGAGCTCGGTATACACCGTCCACCCAAGCTCATCTATAATGTTCTCTGGTAACTCAATATAGAACTCACCGTCAATGTCCTGCTTTACTTCTAGTATGTTCATGCCTTACTCCATGTAGCGAGTCTCATCTTTGCAGAGAGGCCGCTGAACGTATTTTGATCAATAATAGCTTGGACAACCGGCCCAGAAGAACCAGCCATCACCATGCCGTTAATGTCTTTCTCTTCTACGTGGTCTGGCCAGATGCAGACGCTGTAGCCTCTATCAATGCAGCGGGTGATCCGCTTGATGATCTCCTTGTTTCTCGGCTCGTTGTCGTATACCACGACGACGTTGCTTGGGTCTCCAAGGACAGAAAAGTCCACGTCCGCTCCGGCCATCGCCGCGCAGTTTTCTAGGAATAGACTGTCTATTGGTCCCTCGACGATGTAGGTTCTCTTCTTCTTGTCGACAGTGTCGAGTCCGAAGATCTTGTCCTTTGAGTCGTCGAGTATGATAGTAGCATATCGCACCTTAGAAGCTGGGCTGATGGAGCGCCCGGTAAAGCCAAACACGTAGCCGTTGCTGTCGATGAATGGGAGTACGATTCTCGGTTCATCGTTCTTAAGCGCGTTCTCACTGAACTTGTTGGGTACCATGGAGTTAACCCATGTGTAATATTGCTCGGAATAGTAGATTCGCCAGTGAGCGTTAGATGGTATCTTTCGAGATACCACGTATCTCTTTGCTGGATGGTTCTCCTTCAGCTGAGAGATCTTCGGCATGTCCTTGAACGGCTCGAACTTATCTATGCGTCGCTGAGAGAACTTAGAGATATCGGCCACGAAGGGCTGGGGAGCTTCCTGTCCGAGCTCTCGCATGACTTCTAGTCGATATTCAGTATATAGGGAGGGATTGTAGGTCTTGAGAAACTTCGAGAGTGAAGCCCCTGCTCCGCAGTTGAAGCACTTGAAGTTGATGTGACCGTTCTTCTCGTAGAAGTGACCTCTGGTCTTCAACTTGTTGTGGGCTGAGTCGCCACACACGTTACACCTGAACTTAGCATTGTACGGTGTAGACTTTACTACCTTGAACTGCTCCAGTTGGTTACCCATGATAGAAGCAAACTTTTGGTCAAGCCATAGAGTATTCATTAACATTACCCTTTTTAAGTTGGTAATACCATTATACACATTCTGGCAGAGATGTACACAGTTATTTTGCTGTTACGGTCTTTTCTGCGTCATCATAGAATTTTTTTATTGAATCAACGGAACTCTTGCAGGTAAGGTTGTTTCTCTGCAGCTTTAATATGAGTGTGCCGACTTCTTGGTCAGTCAGAGTCTCGTAGTTCGGGAATCTCTTGATTACTGGGCAGTCGTACATCTCGGCTGGAGCCTTTACTACCTTGTATTCAGCAGAGATTAGGTGAAGGGGTGTCTGGCAGCCGGCCAGAAGCAGGCATGATAGTATAAGTAGCTTCTTCATTTCTTTTCACCGTATGCTTGATTCAGCTGCTTGACGATACTCTTTAGATAATCAGAAGACGGCGCTGAAGCCCTTCCCTCTGCTCCGTGCATGATGTCTACCAGAGTCTCGTGTGTGTCTTTCTTCGAGTCTGCTATTACTGCTCGAATCCTAGCAGCGCTGTCTTCTATCTCAGCAGTCTTCTTTTCAAACTCTTGTTTCTGCTGCTGTACTATGGCGTCCTGCTTTGTATTGAACTCTTCTGTAGCCTTGTTCCAGACTTCATGGTCGTGTATCGCAAGCCAGCTAAAGAACGCTATTCCTGCAGCCACTACTCCGCCGATGAGCCATGGGATAGAAGAACCGCCCGTGAAGAGTGCAAGTACGAATCTTATCATGAAAGAGTCAGTGCCTTGTCTCTGCGAGACTTCTGGTAGTCATCCATCTTGTCTATGTAGCCAGCATTTCTGAGATCTTTAAAGACTAGGTTACCGAAAGCAAACTCCCCATCTTTTCCAATAGAGTCGCCGCGCATGGTCTTTATCTTCTTCTTTATAGCGTCTATCGCGTCATCGTCTGCATTTGTCGATATTAAGTGATCGATCATGTCTTTGTAGAACTGCACCTTGTCTTCTAGATGCTCGTCATTAGCAAACTCGAGTTCTAGATGCTGAGGCTCTTGAATCCATGCATTGTTTAAGATCGAGTATACGCCTTGATCCCTATGAGGAGCTTCTTGTATGTCTTGCGCGTATAGCTCTACTGGGTACCCATAGATGCTGATGTCTGGGTGAGTCAGAGTCCATAGAATCTTCTTGTCTTGAAGGTACTCGTCTACTAGCTCACGGTCTGGGTTCATAGCGTCTCTAGATATTACGAGGTGCAGGTCTATGTCAGACATAGGTGTATAGTTGAAGTTGACGTTACCACCAGTAATGATGATGTCATGTACCATAGCGCGATCGATCTTTGCAAACTTCATCCACGTATCTGCTATCTGCATGAGTTTTCCGCGGACTTCTGTCTTTAGTCTGTTCTCTTGCCAGAGCTTCGAGTTTAGCTGGTCATGATATTCTAGACTGGTCTCTTTTAGTCCAGTCTGCGCTACGTGCTTGAGCGGCGTAAGCTTAGAAGCTTTCCTTCTAAGAAGACCAGTAGAGTATTTCATGTTACTGCGCTTGTACTTACTGGCTGCATTTGGGTTGACTATCGGGCTCTCGCCAGCCTTTGATCCCAGTGCGATTCCTGCGCCTGAAGCTGAGTTTGCAGGAGCGTCTTCATATAGGTCGTAAACTTCCTTGAGGGTCTTCTGAAACTCTTCTTCTAGGTTGAAGAGCACGTTGTGTGGGTTCTGCTGGTATGACTCGTACGTCCTCGTAAGGAAGAGGGCTGCAGCGTAGCTAGCGAGCTTGCTCTTTCCACCTGGAACGAGCGCGATAAGACGCTTTAGGTTGATGACTAAGATGTCGAAGTATGTGCAGATGTTCTGCTCAGCTGGGGTAAACTGCGACCTCTGCTTTAGGAACTTTCCGTTTCCATCTATGAGTCCTGCATGATATGCCGGCATCTCTGTGAACGGCGTCACCAGCTTCTTGATAAACTGGTATATCATATAGATGTCCATGACTGCCATCTTAGATGTTCCTTAGCGCTCTTACTACGTTCTGGTCGATCTCTATGTCTGAAGTAAGTATAGTCTTGTTGTCTATACCAATGTTCTCGACACGATCTGGTAGATTATTTAATGCAATTAAGAACGGGGCTAGACACTTTTCTAGCCCTTGGCACTTAAAAAATAGCATTCGCACAGAAGCCTGGACACCAAACAGGTTGAACAGCACTACTATATGGTTTAGAATAAGACGCTCTTTCAGGTCCCCGTCTTCGACGTACCTGTTGAG